CTTACTTCGCCTTTGTCCTTATCTAAGACAATTAAACACATTGACTGACCACTGACATAGCCCGTTTCATTATGCCATGTATCGGCACTAGGAAGACCGGCGAAGCTCTCAGTAATACAACCGCCGTAAGTCTCTATAGTGGCATTCTTTGAGTGAATATGGCCGTGATAACAATAACGATGCTTAGTATTGCCCCATATCTCAGGATATTTAGCAGCGAAGTATTCCGCCAGTTTATTGGGTTTCGGCGCATGACCATGAGATACCAGAAACGCTGTATTGCCATGTTGATAAACCCAAGTAGGCGAAGGCGTCATTTCTATTGTCAGACGCTTATTATTGCGAAAATACGCCTCCTGGTGGGATCTTATCGCAAGACTAAGAACTGAGTCATGATTCCCCTTAACGTGCCTTACAATGACGTTTTTGTACCTTTTTAGCGCTTCCTCGGTTATAAAAGACAATACTTCCAACCCAACAAGGAAAACCTGCTCCAATCTACCGTCAGTATCAACCCTAGTGCCTTTTGTAGTGGTTGATTCGTAGTTATCAGAGTGAAAAAAATCACCCAATTGATTGATAATGATTGTCTCGCACTCTGGTGCATTATTCATCAGGCGCATAAAAACGTCTTTATGTCGCTTTGCTGCTATTTCTAAATTGTAGTTCTCGCCGCTAATATCCTGATGAGCGTACATGCCGAAATGAGCATCGCCGATATTAACAACGGCCAATTCGTTACCTTTTTTAACTTTCTTTTTGGGTTTAGCGATGAAGGGAGATTTGTTCTTTTGATGTTCAAGGAATTCATCGAGGGCATTTTTGATCTGCTCTAACTGGTCTTGTTGCTGTAAGTTAGATTTAACCCATTGCACTTTAACATTGCCCTCATCATCGTAAAGCGTAGAGACGCCTTTAGCGACAAAGCCATCAGGAACCGAGTGGTGCATATCATGATCCGGCGAGTAGCCCTGCTTAGCGGCGTTCTTTCTTATCCTAGAGAGCGCAAATTGTAGGTTTCTTACGCCAATGCCTACCTTTGCGGCTGCTTCCTTGTTGTTACTGCTGTTAATTCTTGCTAAAAGTATTTCTTTTTGCCTTTCTGTCTCGCAAAACTCTAGTAAACTTTCATCAATCATCTGGATTCTCCAGTTGTCTATTTGCTTGTGATTGTAAAACGCTCAAGTACCCTTTTGCCAGTATTAGGCTTTCTTCGTCTTGATTATCAAAGCTATACAGCATCGTTACACCGCCCATATGCGAGTGATCAAGGCCCAATAAGACAAACTGCTGCGGGTCATAACCTCGTTCTTGGCATTCTTTTACCGCCTCAATCAGGATTGCTTGATACGGCGTAAGCTTCTCCAAATCAATAACGTCACCAATGTGAACAATATTGCTCATAAATACCTCAGTGTAGTTTTAAAACGGCATCTTCGCCTGGTAATTTAGCTTTTAAAAGCATGACATCGCTAATTAATGACATCATTACCTCGTCTTTGTTGGAAATCTTGTCACCGGCGACCAATAACAGCGATAAAGTGTCGGATAACTCACTCAAAGCGGTTTGAATATCATCGTAAGTCATGATTTGTCCCACTTATTAGGCCAAGGCGGGCAAGGAAACCCCTTACTCACTAGCCAGCGGTGCAGCACACTGTAAATTTCATCGTGTTCGTTGATTTTTAAGTCCTCAGTGAAAGCCTTTTGCACGACTGCTTCCTGAATCGGCTTCCAGAGATTATCTTTAACAGTAAGTTTAGTCCAAGGAATATCAACACCCTCACGCATTTGCTCAAAAACGGCCCTTTGATCGCACCCAGAGGCATTTAATTCTTCGGCTAGTAATCCTAGCCATACATGGAAAGCGTTCCTCTGAGCGTCAGTTTTCGGCCTTTTTGCCCCATTTACGGGTACTACCGTGACGACCCAGCCATCTTTAGACTCTGGCCACACAGAATTGACCATTTTGGCAAGAATTTGGTCCTTATGATCAATTTTAAACTCCATGACCACGCCCCTTGAGATAATCTAAGAAGCCCGGCGTACAATTATTGCACGCTAACTCGTCATTGTTGGCTGGCAAGCTAATCGTCTGGTCCAATAACCTAACAACGTCTTTTCGCTTGATGTTAAGTTGATCAGCGATGTCGTAAGGATCAAGATCAGTATTAACGTACATGGATAATATTTGTCGTTTCTTGTAAACATTCATAAACCCTCCTCCCGGATTACTCTTTTCACATAGTCAGAATCAACACCGCACACTTCTGCGTGCCATAGCTCACCTTCGAGATACGATCTAGCGTTATTAATTAAGACTCTTTCTTCTTGGCTTGGTTGCCGAGACATTACTTGGTTCCAGTTATACTTATCGATCAAAGCTAACTCGATGACCGAGAGCATAAGTTTTTTCTCTGGAAAGGCCCAATACTCTGATTCTTGATCGTAGCCAAACAGCGGGGACAGTCTTTTGATGACGCTGTGAATTTTAATAAAGTTATCACGCCACTCTAAATTCTTTGTCTTACCTGCTCGGCTACCTGTTGTCACAAGATAATATTACCGTTCCATCGTTGTCTTACCAGTTTACCGGAGATTGAATTTGGACCTTGACCCTGAACATACCACTTATAATTATTATTATCCCTGTTGAGGCCGGAATATATCCTTCCAAAATAATGCAAGCTTTTTAAAGCCTCTCGTACATCACCGGGCCTTGCGTTTAACATTTGTGCGTACTCTTTACAAATCAAACCAGGATCGCTTTGTACTGTTTTATAAACTCTCTCTTTACATATCATCCGTATTACCCTCTAGCGGCATTGGTCTGCCTTCGATTGAAGTAAACTGCATAGAGTCTTTGTGGAAGTATAGACCAAAATTCAACTCTGTGCCGTCTTGACGGTTTTTTACTAACTTTAACCATACATCAGGCTGGGTTAGAAACTTCTCATCAAACGGTATTCCGTTTTCTTTGTACGCTAAATGCTGCTCTCTTAATTTGTTCCTAAAAACGACAAACACCTTGTCCGCTAAGTCCGCTATCTCACCTGCACCTCGAATACTAAACTTACCGACCTGCTCGTTCTCATCGGAACCTTTACGCATATGACACACTAGATGAATGTGCAGCTTGTGCATCTTGGCTGCGGCCCTTAACTCATTAACAAACTCTGCTTGTTGGCTGTAGTCTTCCCGACCAACCCCGCACATTGTCAGAGAATCAATCACTAGGTGGTCTATATCTAACTCCTGTCCTGCGTAGTGTACAAGCCCCAAGATTCTTTCCTGCGGGACTTTATCAAGACAGTCATAAATGTGACCTACATCTTTCATCCTATCCAACCAGCCTAGCGCAAACTCTTTTGATGGAGCGCAACCTGCTGCTTGCGAACACATCCACTGCAAGGTCTCCTCTGGCTTCATCTCCATTGATGCAACCAACACTCTGCGACCTCTGGCCATCAAGTAAGTGCAAACATTACTTAGTAGCAAAGTCTTACCATGACCATTGATACCTGACCAGATACTCATCTGACCTTCACCCAATCTCACTGCGCTATGAGTCTTAGACCAGGGTAGCTTATCGCCGATCAACCCGGTGCCATGGCTCATCTGGTGAACTAACCTATCGCTGTAGGAGTCAAAGCTTCCTATCTCCTGCGACTCCTGCTTGCCGATAAAGCCTAAAAGCTCTTTATCCGTTAAATCAATCTTATTCATATCTCTCTCCATTTTTGTCTTCAAAAGAACCTTTTTTTGTTTGAATCATTCGACGATACATTTTTCCGCTGATCTTTCTAAATTGATGCTTCCAACCCATTCGACTTGGTATGTAAATGTCATAACAAAGCTTTTTACTGGCAAGGTAAAGCCTACATTCTTGATCTTCTTTATAGCTTTCTAGTGCGTACATAGCTAAAGTTGCAAAAGCATCAAGCTGTCCTATGTTTCTGATGTTATCTCTTATCTCAGATAGCTTGTGAGTGCTTGATACCATTAAAAAGTCATCTTTAACCACTCGCAGCGGTGCTGTCTCTATTAACCAGGGGTTTTCTATCTTATTACTT